CGCGTAATCATCTGGATTAGTACTATCTTGCTCGGTAAAATCCGCATACATACCGATATACTCACGATTACTGTCCGACACAGAGAAATCTGTTTTTCCATCAGCACTGTTTGCATAGGCTAAGTGTGTTCGCTGGGATAATCCATTAGAACCTTGGTATCTGCTCCAAGTGTAATCTGATGGGTTATTACTTCCCACTTCTGCTCCAGATTTTAAAAATCCAATATAGGGAATTTCTTCAAGTGAAATGCAAATAGCGTTCCCATCTGTATCACAAATAACATTCCCATCGGAATCAAGCCAAAGTACATATTGAGGATTATCCGTCATGTCCTCGCCATTCGGCATAGAAGAGTATCGTATTGATGGGGATACGCCTGGAATACCCTGATCTCCTTTCGGTCCCTGGAGGCCGTCAACGCCATCTTTGCCGGCGTAAATTTTAGCCAGCGAAAATCTCTTAACTACTGATAGAACACTGATATATGTTGCTTTAATATCTACCCATCCGTCATCAGCGGATAATGCTGTTACCGTGTATGCCTTGGTCGCATTATTCCAGGATCCTGTTACGCTATCCGATTTAATAATTGTAAATTTACAATCAGATGTAATATCCTGTGTTCCGTACATCACGACTGCCTGTGTACTCACGTTGCTCGGAAACGTTCCGTAATTTCCATCAGAATCAACAGAAATACCTTGGTATTCGTTACTCAACTGCAAGGTCATGTTCTTGGCAAGGGCCGCCGCTTCCTGCGCCTGTTTAGCCGCTGTCAATGCATCTTCAGAATCCTGTAATGCTTTTGTTACGTCCGTATCTTTTAATCTTTCCCAGTAATACCCTTTTCCATCATTGCGGAATCTGTAAGCATGGCTGTCTCCATCATAATACAGATCACCTACATGCTTACTCATTTCTGTATCAGTTAGCCACTCGTTTGCCGGGTAATTGCTAAGTGTAGGTGCAGGAGTCCCGGTCCAGGTATTGATATTTCCGTCAATCTGACCTTGCATACTGTTTAACAGTCCGTCCAAAGGTGATGCACCGATTCGCACGGATGCGCCGTCAATTACAATCTGGTTATTATCAATATCGGCTGAAAAGATAATTTTTCCGTTTGTGTCACGCACGATCAGCGCGCCGGCATTGATGTAGCTTGCATTGATTCCCTCGGCGTATAGCAGTCTTGTAATCATTTCTCCTGTAACAGTAAATCCATAAGGATAGGTTTTTCCACCATCTGTAGAAATTCCAATGGCTTCCGCCGTGAGTTTCCATACAATATCTGATTCTTCCAGAGTCGGCTTATTGTGCATATAATAGATTACACTACCGTCGTCCTGTGGATCTTCTGTCATATAAAGCCCGCCAGACTCCTTAAGCGTATTTGCTAGCCTTTCAACGGCTTTTTCGCGCTCTGTGCGTTCATCCTTAACAAGTTGTCTAGCTTCTACTAGTGCTTTTGTAGCTTCCGACATATATGTGCTGCTATTTCGGATTGGATCATCTGCCTGCGTTTTTACAGTGGTAATGCCATTTAACGGAGATGATACATCAGTGATTGGTGTAAGATATCCATTGCCGTTTCGATCAAAACTGCGTGCCATATCACCAAATTCTAACAGAGGATTATAAAGCAAATCCCCTTGCAGATTTCGGAATTTAGCTCCGACCAAATTACCTCCAATCCATGCCGCCACAGTTCCGAGGTCACTGTCAGACAGAAGATTGTTTTCTAACTCCAACACATATCCAGCAGTTCCAAACATGGATTCCGATTCTTTGTTTTTTACTCTGATACCAGTAATTACAATATCATCACTGGAAAGAGTTGGGCTATTCACGTAATCCTCTAATTTAAGTGGAACCAAGGAGCCGTTTTCGACAGCTCCAAAATTCCACTTAATAAATTGCAAATACCCTCTATTGTCAATCCTGGCGTTTGCTGTCTCCAACATTGCCGCCCAACCGATCAATTGGCGGAATGTCATATTATCTGGGAGCGCTGTGACAATTACATTTCCATGTGCCATAGAGGAAAACCCCATAGGGATATTCAAACTCTCGCAAGCGTCTCTTACCAGCGCCATAATCGGCTGTGGAAGCGTCAGAGCACTATAATATTTAGCATTGGTTTTATACATGTCATCCATCGCCGTAAAGCTCAATATTTCACCGTATTGCTCTGGCGTGGTAATTGTATAGACGCCCTTGTCAATCGTCTCGTATCGGTCTTCTGAGGCGGCTCTGGAAAGGACTATGCTGTTTCCATCAGTATCGAGAATTGGCTCATAAAAATCATCCATCCAGATTGATTCACTAGCTGATTCTGCAACAGAAGTCTGAAGCTTCAAATATGCATGCACTTTAGCTTGATAGAAATTATAATCTTTCCACTGATCCTCTGTGTTATCGAGTTCAAGTCTCATCGTTTTGCAGACTGTAGCGCCGACCGGGAAGCTACTACTCTCCGCACAATCGGAAAAGTCATTGTTGCCGATCATAATCTCGTTTTCAAGTGTCTTTGTTGTTCCGTCAGCAAAGGTGATCTCCACGATTTCAATTACTTGCTCGCCATCCTGCAATTTTTCTTTAAAAGTATTTGATACATTAATCAAGTGGATTCACCCCCTGCATATTAAATGATATTTCGGAATAGTATTCCCCAACTTGTTTTATGTTGTAATTCATTTTTCCCACGTAAAACTTTTCTGAACGCCATTCATTTTTGTGTGCTAACCAGTGATGTAAAATGAACGGCTTTCCTTTAATAATTGCATTTACCAGATTAGTTGATTTCTCATCAACCGGCACATTGGTGGCTTTATAGCTATATTGCATAACTGTAAAAAGCGGAGTTATTAGCGCAACTCCTTTTTGAGTTCGATTACTTCCCTCCGAATAGGTGGTCTCAAAGTTACACTGCATATCCTCATCTGGTTGAGGGATGAGAAGCCCATTTATTTTATATCTATCAGTTATTGATTTACTTATTGAAAATGCCACATTCTCACCCCCTATGCCAATTCAAACGGATTTGTACCGCTTGCATCACGTCTTAACTTTGCTTCGTCAATCATCTCATCAAATATGGTTCGTCTGTTGAGCTGTGCGGTAAATCTATAGCTTCCGCCAGACTGCTGTCCTCCAGTTTCTTCCCTTACAATCTGCCTTAACAATTCTTCTGGTGCTTCCAGGTTGCGACCATTCTTCTGATCTCCAAGCACTGCAAGGAACTCTGATCTTGGCGGGATAACGGCACCTTTTGCAAGATATGGAATTGTAGGAACTCTTGGGAAATTAGCTGTAAATCCAATTGTCCTCGAACCAAAAGGAGTTGGAACCTTCCATGGGCCAAAAGAAAATGCAGATTCAATTCCGCCAATTGCATTATTAATCATCCCAACTGCATTATTAACAATGCTAATTGCCTGATTGATTGGTCTTTTAATAAAGTCTACAATACCTTCAAATGCAGATTTTACCGCATCTCTGGCAGCATTAAACTTATCAGTAATAGCGGTTTTTATTGCTTCAACCTTAGTAGATACAAAAGTAGTAACGCTTTCCCATGTTCGGGATGTCTTGTCTTTTATTTTATCCCAAACGCCAGTAACTTTGGTTTTAATTGCGTCAAACACTGTTTTTGCCGTGGTTTTAAGAGCACTCCATAATCCAGAAAGAGTCTTCTTGATGGCATTCCAGACTGTTGAAGTCGCTGTCTTGATTGCATTCCAGGCAGCGCTAATGACGGTCTTTATTATGTTCAGTGCGCCTTTTGTTACGGTTTTAATTATTTCCCACGCACTTGATACAACATCTTTGATAAAACTCCATGCTCCATCCGCAATCTCTTTTATTCCCTGCCAAGCCAGTCCCCAGTCTCCTGTGAAAACGCCAACAAGAAAATCAATAATTCCGCTCAATGTGTCTGCTACATCACCAATAATTTTAATTAATGATTCCAAGACTTTTATTGCTGTGGTTCCTACAACGTCAATTATCTTTGCCACAACCGGAAGCAAATTCGCGATTATCCAGTTAATCAAAGGCACTAACACCGACTCCCACAGAAGTTTCAGAGAATCAATGAGTTTTCCGAGGAAAGTTTCTATCTTTAAAATCGCGTCCCCTAATGGTCCCTCTAATAGCCCTTTAAACTGTTCTGCCAGCCCTTGTAACACCGGAAGAATGTACGTGTTATATCCGGTTATTAGAGTTTCAAATATGCTTGATAGTCCATTTGCTATAGAATCAAAGAACGGCTTTACGTGTTCATCGTATAACCTTGATATTGCATCACTAAGGTTTTGAACAACTGTTAAGACCCCACTTGTTACGGTTTCTATTACTCCGAGGCTACCTTCGATTGCTGACTTTAAAATGTCCTTGTTGTCGATAAAAGGCTGTGCAATCATGTTTAGAATATCTCTGCCAAGTTTTGCAGCCGTTTCTGTAAGAACCATTCCGATTTCAGCAAAGATTCCGATTAAATCGGCAGTAATCTGCTGTGCGGTTTCTCCACCGAAAACTGAGAAAACATCAGCAAAAGCAGTCGCAAGATTTCCTGCGATTTGTGAAATTTCAGCACCGATGTTGAACATATCTATCAGATAGTTCTTTATTCTTTGCGTATTCTGCTTTAAAAACTTTTCGATTCCGCCTATAATGTTTTGTGCAATTGTTAATCCGATTCTGGCAAATGAGCCAGCAACTTGCCCAATTGCATATGCAAATGAATCTAAAAAATTATTTGCTGCCTTGGTAACTTCTGGATCAGTGAAGATATCTTTTAAAGATTTCCATATGGAGTCAAGGTCTTTCTTTATTCCGTCAAAAATCGGCTCGTAATCTCCCAATCCATCCCAGAATCCTTTTGCGATTAACTTGGCCAGCTGTTTAAACCTGTCAATTATCTTCTTTAGCGGTTTCGACATCTTATCAAGAACTGTCTCACCCTCTGCCACCTTTCCATAATCAACATTTTGTACAGCATCTTTCATCTGATTTGCAAGTCCGCCGGTTGCGCTCGGCGCTTTTGACGATGAATCCGCACTTTTGTCCGTTGAGTAATTATTTATTTCGTCGAGAGGACTAAGATATCCTTTTGCCGCCTTAGTAGCTTTCTTGGTTGCGTCCGCTGTATCATTTGTTGCATCCGCCAGCTTTTCGGCATTATCGGCAGCATTTCCATATTGGTCGGCTGTGTCAGCCATTGCATCTGTTCCGACAAGACCTGCGCCGCTCGCGCCTGTCTGACCAGATGATTTCTTTCCGGTGATTAACTCCGTAAATGACTTGAAAGCATTTGCCAGAGTCGCTAACTTACCGAGTAAGATATTAATAACTTTCAGAACAGGTGTGAAAATATTAATTAATCCCTGCCCGACTGTTGCCTTGAGGGACTGCAACTGCAACTGCATCACTCGCACCTGGTTCGCCCAGCTGTCAGAAGTACGAATGAAGTCTCCAGATGCGGCTGATAACTGTTTCTGCACAAAAGCCAATCGGAGAGCAACTTTCTCCTGTTCGGTCATGGCAGATGTGGTTTTGCCATAGCCGTTTGCAAGTGCGTATTGGTCAAGTGCCGACTGGGTCATTACCACGCCGAGGTCCTTGAGCGTTTCTGTTTCGCCCGTAAACACTGATTTTAGCTTGATATAAGCCAAGTCTTGACTGATATTGTAAAATGATGCTACGTCACCAGTAAGCTGTGTCAGAGCCGTTGACATATCATAAGCCTGTGCCTCTGAGAATCCGAATGACTTAGACATTGCTCCGAACGTACCAACATACCTTTTTGCCATTGTCTCTGACAGTCCGGCTGAGACCATTGAATTCTTTGCAAATTCATTGACCTTATCCGACATGGTGGTAAATGTAACATCGACCACATTCTGAACTTCTGCGAGGTCGGAACCAAGGGCAACGCACTCTTTTCCAAACTGTACTAACTTACCAACTGCAAAAGCCCCACCAATCAGTAGACCGATTTTTTTTACAGCACTACCAAGGCTGTTAAATGACTGTTTAATCCTTGATACTCCATTATCAATTCCAGATGTATCAAACTTGGTATCAATAATAATTGAGCCATCAGCAGCCATGTGTCCACCTCCTAACTATTTGAGGTTCAACATCTCATTCAGCTTATCTTTATAAGCTTGCTCCTCATCGCTGAGACGTGTTTTTATATCAATAATGTTCTTGTTCTCTTGATAGAATTTCTTTTCCCATTTATCGAGCTTTTCGCCCTTCGCCTTTTTAGAACGGATCCCAACCACTGTATTAAAAAGGCATTCACCGGATTCCATAAAGTATCCAAAGAACGTCCACCAGTGCATGTATGGAACGGCTCTGATTTCTTTACCAGCAACCTTGTTTACAGCCGGAACGATCATATCTCCGTCTTGTTTCCAGTCCATCAAGCGAGGTTTGGGTTTATTCGGACTATCGTCAACTTGACCACAGTCAATAAACTCGCAAGCTTTCCGACAAGCTTCTACAAGATGTTCTGAGGGTATGCTTTGCCAATCCTCGAACAGAATCTGCAACATAACAACTGCTTTTGCCTGTTCGTCTAACTCTGGATCATTCTGCGCAATGAGAATATCAATGATTGCTCGAAAATCCGTTCTGATAGAAAAATCCACCCCACTTATGTTCAGTGAGGTGGGAAGCTCATAGGCGGTCATTTTTCATATTTCTCCGTATACTTGTTAACTGCTGCCTGCATTTTCTTTTTTCTCTTTTCAATTTCCGGTGCGATTGCTTCTGCGATCTTGTCCAGAACGATATAAGCAAATACCTGGCCATTACCGAATACAGTTGTTGCGGTAATTGGTTCTTTAAACAGGTCTTTTGATGCTTCGTAGCCAAGCAGATAGTTGATCTTATCTTCGAGCTGTTTATTTAACTCTGCCATTTCTTTTCCGGAAGTAACTTTCTGAATAGAATCTTTGAATTGTTCAAAATATTCTGTCAGCTCCTCTGCACGTGCTGCTACATTGATATCGGTCGGATTCAGTTTGAAAGAAGAAAAAACTTCGTCTTTGTTATTTGTGAATGTAAAAATGAGAATTCCATCATCAATTTTGGTGTTAATTATTTTTGCCATTTAGCATGTCCTCCTTGTATATGTGTTTATTCACTGTCGGCTGTGAATGTACCGGAACTGATATCAAATTTTCCTTTTACACGCTCACCAACGTAGTTCACAGTAAACGGAATCTGATAGCCGGATGTATCGCCGCCATAGGAAGTCGGTACAACGTAGCAGTCCTGCTGGTATGCTTCATACTTGCCTGCCGTGGCTTCTGTCCAGAGATGAACTTCAACTGCTTTTGTTTTGAGGTTGTCGTCTTTGAGACGTCCATCTACAATCTTCTGCAATGCTGTAAACAGATCAGAAGTAGTGTCTGCATAGAACGGATCAGCGTCAGAAGAAACTTCATAGCCGTTGTGTTTAAATGTGGATTCTCCAAGAATGTTTTTAGATGTTTCAGTATCTGGATTGAGTTCTACGTTATACTCTTCCAGGTCCTTTCCAAGACGCTCATATTTCGGCGTCAGTCCTCCACAGAGGGAACCTGCGTCAATATAATGAGCCATGTATTTACGGTCAATTTTGCCTGTAACTGCCATAGAAATGTCCTTTCTGCCTATAACTCTTAAAGGCTGTGTAGGTTAGCGACTATCTCCAATTGATAGCCGGTTAGTTGTTATATTTAAGTGGTGTAATCACCATTTTTCCCAGTCATATTCGTATTTTACTGTGATTGGAAGCAACCAGTCCTGTACGCCGTTCTCCTGCGGTTCTAAACCATAGGAGTTGTCACGTGTGATACGTTTTATCACTCGCCCCTGTGAAAGCTCTGGAAACACATTTAAACGCGTCTCAGAGCCATTTATAATAACTGGTTCCCGGCATATCCATTTACCGAGATTGTCAAGGAACTTCTGAACAGATAGTTTCTGCCTTTCTTTGTCAGATGCTGTACGATATACCACGTAAAATGGGTACTGACATACCTGATGCATCGTTCCGCAAACATCTTCTTTTTCTGAATAGATCAGCGCCCCGTTGTCTGCCGAGAACGCAATTCCGGACTCCTTGCCAAGTTCCTCAAACTTGATTGTTTCATTTTCATATAGTCCCGGATACTGGTTCAGAAGTGCTTTCATGGCATCTGTCAGAATCTCGTATCCGGTTGCATCTTTTCCGATAGGTTTATCCGCCATGTCTGCCACCTCCTGCCTGTGCTTTTACTTTGCGAATCCATGTGCTACCGTATTGTCGTTTAGCGGCATCGAACCACTTTGCTTGTGCCTGTGGGTGAATTTGTTTGGTGTATTCAAGATTTTCCTTTGCGGCTGTCTGACCAGAAAACTGACTAACAAGAACTTTCTTTGCTCCACGTCTTGCGTAGGGACTTCCAGTTGCTTCATCAACCATTCCTTTCCCCTCGTACAGAAAACGCCCATAAGGAGCCGCCGCCGCGCATACTTTCCCAGTTCCTTGCAAAGATGTACTCTCAACTCTTGTCCGATTGATAAAATTTCCGGTAATCATTGGCATAAATGGAACCATGCTGTCCATAACCATTCCGTCAAGGAGATACTGGGCTTCTTGATACTGTCTGGAAAACCTGTCCATATTCAGCTTGATTTTCATATCTCCATCGACTATGGAGAATCCTTTGAAATGATGAATCTTACTCATATTACTTACCCAGAATCTCAAAATGTGGAATCAGCGTATACGGACCGCCAACACTGGTAATCTTAAACACGTTATCTCTGTTCTCATTCATGTACTGATAGAATCCATTCCGATAATCGCTATCGGTTACCGTTCCGCCAATCCACTCACCCTCCCAGAAGAATGATTCATCCGAGAATGTAATAGTGTCCTCCAGAGCGTTGTTAATCTGCTGTTTCCACTCTTTAGGTGGCATCCATGGAAGAATCTTGCTGTCTTTATCAGTAATGGTTATATCGCCATTCTGGGCGGTATAGCGTACGTGTAACTGTGCGTTGTCTGTTGCGTCTGGTCCGTACTTCTTAAGGATTGCTCCTTTGTCCGTAATGAGGTCGACGCCGGATAAAACATGAGGATACCAGTACGCATCTCCAGTCGTGGCACTTTCGTAATAGTTGAAAAGTGTAATTTTAGATGAATACATGATACCCTCTCCTTAATATTATTCTTTCTGCACTGTCTGCTTAATAACCTGATTCACTCCGGTTGCTGACAATCCGTTAAACATACCGACCGCAACCGCCGTGATATAATCCGTTGCCGGAAAGTCCGGGATAACTCCCATTCCGACTGCTCCGAGAATGCCGCCAATAACCGCCATGATCACCGGAATCCATTCGTCAGAGATTCGCTTTGATGCTTTACAGCCCATTCCTACCACATAGCATATTGCTACGATAGAAACGCATGAGCCTAATGTTGAAATATCCATATAATCACACTCCTGCATACAATACTGGTATTCCATCATCCGTCCTTACTCCCATCAGAAGCGGTAAAGCTGTCTTTAAGAGTAAGTCATTCGTTTTCTGTACATCTCCGGCGGCGGCATATACCGCACTCCATTCCTTTGCACTCGCCCCAATCTGCTGAGGCGTTGCGTAAGAGATGGATTCACTGCCAGAGGATACAGATGTTACAATGCCTGTCGTGCTACCACCGGACCCGATTACGGTTGATGTACCGCCCACAGCGGCATTGGTAGCATTCTTTTCAGCAAGCTCAATCTGATACATTAATTCAGCCAATGAGCAGACCGCCTTTTTGATACGCTTCTGTGAGCGTTTATTTGTTGGCAGTCCGTCCACCAGTCTGTCAAACGTCATTGTATTCACAAAATCACTGGCTTTCTCTGCCAGCCGTGGAAAGTCGGCTTCTGGCACGACTGAACCGAAATATGAAGTTGTATAAAATTCATAATCTGCATAAGCCATGCCAGTTACCTCCCAGGTTCATCATTTTGCTGTTACGCTTGCACTTCCGGCATTCAGTGCCTTGTATGTTCCATCACACTCAACCACTGTGATCTTCTGTCCGGTTGTTGCCTTAATGTCAGCTTTTCCGTCCCAAGAAGTCCAGTTTCTGAGGTTCTGTCCATATCCGACAGCTACTGCATCTGTTGCAACTTTGTATTTGTATACGTTGTTAGAGTTTTCCTTAGCCGGATTTACAGTGATTTTTGTATCACCAGTTGTTGTTCCTGCCGCAGATGTTACTGTCAGAGTGCCGAGTGTTGGTGTCTCATCAATGGTGATTACTGCGATTGCGTCAATGTACTCCGCAAAAAGAGTAAGTCCCATAACTGCGAACGCTTCGGACACTGCTGTGTGATAGTTGCCCTGAGTATGGAATCCGATCAGGTTTGTCTCGCCAGATACGGTGTATACAAGTCCTGCTCTTGCAAAGTCGGATTCATTCGGGTCAACATAGTATAGAACGATGTTCTCAACAGGGGTAGCGATAACCTGTCCTCTCGGGATTTCACTGTCAGACAGTAAGAAGATTGTATTAAATCCCATAAAGTCTTTCATGTACTGGAACCCGAACTGGTTCTGAATGGTAATCTCAGCTGCTCCAAGGTATTCATATACGTCCAAAATGTTGACAAATCCAACAACGCCAGTCACATTTCTATGCATCTGCTTGAATTTGTTCTCAACACGGCCTTTGGCCATCGCCAGAGCCATCTGGAATGTAGTTTCTGTGGAAGTAAGTGTACCGGTTTTCAGATAATCATAGAATCTGCCGGTAACATCAGTCTGAAGCTGGAAAAGGAATTCATCATCGGTCATCTGAACAGCGTTCTCGTAACCGTGATCCTTGATTGCTTCGATAGACACAGCCTTTGCGTACTTCTCGATAGTCATTTCCGCATAGTCCTTTTCTTTTACAACGAATTTGCTGTAAGGGATTTCCTCACCCTCACCAACTTTTCCACTCTGTAAAGTACCCTCTGCGTATTTGGACTTGAGTACAGCACCCGGCTGCTTTTTGATAGGTCTCATGATACCCAGAATATCACGTAAGTGCTGCCAGTTTCTTTCGAATCTGGTAACAAAGTCAATCTCACGTGCCGTGACATGAATATCATTAGTCATAATAAGATTTGTTTTTGCTGGCATAAAAAATCCTTTCTACCCATAATTATTAAGGTATTGGGTTAGCGGCTATACTCTAGCGTATAGTCGGTGTAAAAATCACTGGAATAACTGGATGTTCTGGGCGATCGCCGCCTGCCTTTCGGATGGGTCTTTGATTGCTTCAATATCCTTCTTTGTCATGCTTCCTGGTGTCTGCTGCTGCCCAACATGTGTTGTAAATCTTGCCTGGTTCTGCTGAGCCTGCTGCTGAGATTCATCCACGAAAGCGGATGCGTCAGACTGTTTCATCTGCTCAATCAGATCATTCAGCCCAAGGATTTTACCGTTTTTCAGTTTCAATCCGGCTTCTTTAATGTCTGCCATGACTGATTTCTTAGCTGCTTCGCTGGAAAACTTAACATCGTCGAGTGCCGCTTTCAGAGCGTCTGAGAAATCACGGTCGTAGATTTTTGCATTGAATTCTTTCTCTGCATCCTCGGCTTTTTTCTTCCATTCAGCAAGCTCTGTCTGAATGTTCGCCGGGTCGATACCGTCAAAGCCTTTTAAGGTTTCTTCTGCTGTCTCAGCACGTTCTTTCCAGTTATCTCGTTCTCCCTCAACTTTTGACAGAGTTTTTGCAACTTCTTTTGCATTCTTGTAATTCTCAGAAAGTGCCTTTTTCACATCTGCCTGTTTATCCTCCGGGATTTCAATTCCAAATGATTTTAATGTGTCAATAAGTTTCTGCATATATATCCTCCTGGTCGTGTTTATTGACCTGCCGCCGCAGGTAAATGGATTAAGCCAGTTAGACCACTGGCAAGGTAATGGGAAAGATAGGAATTGAACCTATAATGTTTACCACGAGGGAACGGTTTTACAGACCGCCGCAACACCGCCAATCGTTGCCGCTTTCCCAGAAGACACCTTTTCGGGACTATTTGGATTAAATTCCAGTCCACAGGATAAGGATAAACCTATAATCGGAATGGCAGGATTCGAACCTGCGACGTCAAGAGCTATGCGCTCTCCGCTCTTTCCAGCTGAGCTACATTCCATTATGCTTTTCGGTCCGGACACCAGATAGCAGGATAAGCAATAACCTTTTCTCACTACATTCCATTATGCTTTTCGGTCCGGACACCAGATAGCAGGATAAGCAATAACCTTTTCTCATGAGATAAATTCAGCCAAATCATAGACTGCCTGCAAGCAAACAGCATAATTTTAACCGAATCAAAGCGGAACGCCCGGAATCGAACCGGAGACCAGAGCGCGACTCTGTCAGTTTTCCACTAGCGTACATTCCACATAACCCGGATTCCCGGGTTAGCAAGGTGTTTAACGTGTTATGCTTACCACTATCCGACTTTCACGGAAATGTTGATTCATTTATAAGGAGGTGTTACCAGTCAGTCAAGCTGACTAATGAATATGTCGGAAATTGCACCCGCTTTTCAACCTCCAGATTCCGCTCAAATCTGTTTCTATTAAGGACATATTCACAAAGAAAGGAGGACATGAAACGAAAAAGAAAGCAAAAACTTCTAATCAGCAAGTCCTACAAGGTTCACCATGCCTTGTAAGACTATAGTATCATATTCTTTTAAAAAAGTTGTCCCCACATTTGCAAGAATCAAAGCATACTTCTAAGTTTTTCGACGTATCTTTTAACAAGATCACGTTCTTCTCGACATTCTGCGTCCTTGGATATATCGCTCAATTCCGTGGTAAGCTCATCCATGTGTTCTTCCAGTGCAGCAAGCATTTTTCTTTTGCAGTCTTCAGACTTCCCGGAGCGATAGCTCTGCTTCTGTGTCATGTAGTCATCGTAAGTGTCTCGCCCATCAGAGCGGCTGTAATGCTCTCTGACATAATGTTCACCACGTCTGGCATAAGAATTGCCCCGGTCGTAATCTGGCATCATTCTGCCGTCACTTGAGCTGTATCTCCCCATGCTGTCATGTTTTCTTCCACGCTCGCTGTAATCGTCATTGTATCCGCTACGCATCTCATCAAGGACAGTGTTGTAATACTCCACTTTCTTGTCCCAGTACTGTGTGTTCTTTATATCTTTGTACATATCAATCAGCTTGTATGTCATTTCCAGATTTCCAGTAGTCAACCCACTGTCAGCGATTTTGGACAGTTCGTCTTCAATTCTTGCACATAAGTCTTTAATGTCTCTCATAATCACACCTCCTATGCTTCTCTGGTCACGACAATATTTGCGTTCGCAACAGAAATTGCCTGATCGCTTGTATTCTCTACTGCGATATTAACGCAACATCCGCGAGGTACATCAATATAGATGCCAGAGGACACATTGTTATACTGGTCTACTGCTGCCGGTGTGGAAATCATCTGAGAAGAAAGAACCGGTTCGCCAGAGATTGCAATAGCCAGAGAAATAGCTTCAACAGTACCGCCTGTTGGAATTGCGATATTACCAGAAAAATCCACAAAGAATCTCGCTTTGCACTGATTAGTCAGTCCTCTTAGAGTTATAATTCCACTTCCCTCTCTGTGCTGAATACAGTTAGAACCTTTGACTGCTGTGTTTGAAAATACTACGTTTCCATTTGCTGCTACAGTCTGAGCAGCTACATTTGTAAATTCTGCCATAATTTTTACCCCTTTCATATCACAAAGGGACAGGTCTCAGCCTGCCCCTCTGTGTAAAACGGCATAAGCCGACATCCGAATCAATCGAAAGATACTCTCGATATGAAGTTATCAGCAATTACATCCGGTGTTGCATCCGCATCCAGAATATGGATATGGCGCTGGGACTACGTAGGATGGCACAGGCATAGGACTTATTCTGCGAATCAGTTCTGCCGTCTGCGCTTCCTGATTTGCCGCAATGTAAGCATTCTGCGCAGACTGAGAAGCAGCAAGCTCAAGTTTCTGAACTTTATCTCTTAAATCTGCGTTTTCTTTTGCACACAGGTAATCAAGAACCGCTCTGGTTCCAGCATTCTGATTGTCAATGATATCTCTTGTGTTGCTGTTCATGGTGTTCTGCAATGCACAGGTGTTCTGCGCCATGTTGTAGTTCACGCCCTGGATAGCTTCCCTGGTTTCACAACAGCAGTTTGCAAGCTGCGCCTGCAATGCGTTTGTATTCTGCATATTGGCTACAGTATCGGCATTGATTGCCTGCTGGATTCCAAAGCCGGTCTGCATGATGTTTGTGTTGATTCCATTGAATCCGGTAAGCATACCGTTATTCATGGCATAAAAGCCATCACACAGGCCGCTATTGATTCCGTCAAGTTTGCTGATTACTGCGGAGTTATCAAATCCTCTCTGAATGTCTGCTTGAGTAGCTGCTGTGGCTGCATATCCGCCGCCATTGCCGTTATTGCCCCATCCGTTGTTTCCCCATCCGCAGAATACGAACAAGAAAAGCACGATAAGCCACCATGCACCATCTCCACCAAACATGCCGTCATTATTTCTGCCATTTCCAGTAGCAGCGGCAATGTCTGCTAAGCTATAATTTCCATCCATAGTTATAATCTCCTTTATTGTGTATTTACATCAATCTGGCCAGATTGTAATGTACTATTTCATTCCTTTCAGCAGATTCTGAAACTGCCCTGCCATCTGCTGAACTTGGTTAAGCTGCTGTTGAGAAATCTTTCCAGACTGCAACATTTTCTGGACTTCTTCTTTTGGGTTTCCTTTGTAATTCTGTTTAAACTGCATAAACTGCTGCATCATCTGCATTGGCCCATTTCCCTGTGGCATTCCACCACCAAGCGCGTTAAATAATGGATTACTCATCTGCATTTCCTCCCTTGGTCGCTGATTCCTGCACGGTATTAACTCTAACAGATTCAGAAAATGAATTTAATCGACTTGCTATAGCGTCGAATTTGGCTTTTAAATCGTCGTATTCCTGCCTGGTGACATATTTACTGTCCATGTTTTGAACAGGCTGTTTAGGCGGCATCTGAGAGCCTACCTCGTGATATTCAAACGTCCGTAATGGTTGTGGCATACCGGAAACGTCTGTTGATTTTATAAAGAATTTTTCTGATTCTGAATCCATCAGTAAAACACTTGTCCCGGGTGCTACCAGATAGGATTTTGCGCCTACTTCGCCGGATACCCACAGGATACCGCTATTATTCTGCTGTGGTTGCTGTACTGGTTGAGCTGGAATCTGGACAGGCTGTTGCTGGAACTGGTTCATCTGCCCAGGAACGCCAAAACTATATTGATAAGGATTGTTATATAATGCCATCTTATACACCGCCTTTCTGATTATATTTTTACATAAAAAAAGAACCGGAAACAGGTCGTTTCTGGCTCTAATTAGTATCCAAAAAGTATCAGCACACTTTGATTATTTTATTGTTTACTCGGCGGCTTAATCGTTTCGCCGTAGATATGCTCACGTTCATCTGTTCAGCGCAGTATTCAAGCATGTATTCTTTACATCTCAACCGAAACAATCTTTCTTCGTCCGGCGTGAAATTACACTCTACTAAGAATCTGTCTATATCTTTCTTTGTGAACACATATAATTTCATGAGCATACCTCTTATTAATGCAATTAACGCTGATTCTGTGCAAGATAATTTGTAAGCTTCTGTTTTGTTTTTTTTAATTCCTCTACATTGTCGCCGCTAATCTGGCTGTCCAACATGGTTGACAAGACTTCCAAAATAAGGGAATCTCTCTCAGCTATTCTTTTTAACGTTTCAAAATCTCTTTTATCGTGGTCTTCCAGAATTTCCACTCTCTTATTAAGCCGAAATGCCGGAGCAATCCATTTAAAAATAACAGCTGCTGCCCCTCCAATAATTGATACCCCTCCACAAATTGAAAGAAAAAATTGAATAAATTCCTGTATGCTCATTTAGCTACTCCTTTTTCCCAGTAATATACCGGGATTTCATTACCGCTATCCCATGTATCGAAATATTTGCCGTCTTGTGCCGTCACAACATGGCCATCTATGCAGAGAATGTACGTGCCGGTCGGATGATCTGCACAAAAGTCGTTGACTGTATAGATATATCGTTCTGATTGTTCAATCAGTTTGCGTCTGTATCCACGCTTATAGAGGTACGCTCCCCAGACATAATTTGCACTTGGCATATCTGACAGAGTGCACGCCTGTATCATTAATCCGGTGAATACCGTTTCCCAGTCGAACCCGGTTGCTTTGCATATTGCCCGGACAACGCAATCTCCTGTTCTCTTATCCTTAACAGGATTCGGATTGAAATATTCCCATCTATCCATCAGTCAATCCCCTTTGCTGTCTTATATCGTCTTGCCGCTCCTCTGGCTTTAGCGGCGTTCTGGCGGTTCCACTTAGCGATCATAAGTCGGTCTTGTAGTTCCCTCAGGCCATTCCGTTTGCAATAATCTTTATATGCAGCATTTTGTTTCTGTAAAAGATAAGACTTCCGGTCAAGGTCTTGCTGTAATGCGAATTTTGCCTTTTCATTCGGTGCATTGTCGACTCCTGCCTGCAGCCCAAGAACCTCTCTCTTCGTTTTGCGGATTCTCCGCTCATAAGTACGCTGTCGCTGTTCCTTTTCGTACTGTTTACCTTTGTCAGCTTTATCCTGTGTCGATAGTTCTGCATAAGGGTTAAATTCTCCGTCACTGGCTCCGAAGCTATGCCGACAGTTGACCCCTGACAGTCCGCTTGCTGTCCCGTATCCGGTCAATGAGAATGGCGGAAATTTCTTACTCTTGCCAGAACGAGAGTATATCTTTCCTTGCCACCATGAGTGGTTTCCCGGATTCTGACCGCCGTCACCCGTTCTGGCTCCAATGTGAGCACTAACCAGAACTAAATCCCAGTCCATTTCTTCCATGCGCTTCAGGGATATATCCCCCGTAGCCTGTGCCACACCAGTTCTGACAGAACGTGCAACCGCTGTTTCAATCGTGTCTTTTCTACCAGATGGATATGTGACGGTAACACCATCACTCACAACGTTGTTAACTGCCTCTTTAATGGCTTGCGTATACCCAACTGCACCAGTCATCACATGGTTATATGCAAGGTCGCATTGTTCGATATATAGCCTCTGAGCGGCACTTGCGGTTGTCCGTGTGAAGTTCTTCCACTCGCCCATGGTCGCAAGCATATTTCGTTCCATGAGTCTTATCATTGTTGGTGACTGTTCAAGCGGCACAGGACTTAATCCTGCCGCCTTATATACCTTATCATCATACTCCATTGCAGTGATTCCGGCATCTTCAAACGCTTCAAGAAGCTCTTGTTGCTCACGTTTGGTGTATCTGGATAGTTCTGCCAGAATGTCTTCTAACAGTTCACCGGATTCCTGTAACGTTCTGATTCTCCACGCATCAGCATTGGTCAGAATATAGTCCTCGCCCCTGCCGATTCTTGCCATCATCCGTGATACGATCTCAGAGATGATATACTGGTGCAATTCTTCAGCAATTTGTTCACTGCCCTCTGTAATTTGTCGTAAATATTCAGGACTAAGTATAATATATCACCTCTTTCGATAAATGTTGTGGTACATGTTTTAAAAATATGCTACAATCAACCTATTAAGGAGGTGTCGCAAAATGTTTTTAAAACTGAAAATTTATTGCACTTGTAATTGCAACTATTACGTAAACGAGCAAATTAACACGGAAAAGGTAATTTGCCCAAACTGTGGTAAAGAACATCCGTCTTCATCACAAATTATATCTATGCTTCACATGGCTAAGTGCATTGATGATGGCAATGTCCCTGGCGTAAATACAGTAAGGACATTTGCTGTATCCAAGCGAGAAGATTCTGGCTGTTAATAATGTTATTGCAAAGCGGAGAGGAGTTTTAATCCTCTCCGCTTTTTTACTTAATTCACTAAAACTCTCTTGTAATTGGCTTTGGAATTTCGCCTGTCAGATATGCGAGGTATTTTTTTCCCTTGTTACCGGCTTGTCTGCCATCTTTTTACTCCTCTCCGAATAGTGTTGGTTCCTTTGGCTCGGCTTCTTTGACCATTGCTTTCGCTTCTTCCTCAGTCATTCCTTCAAACTTTACAAAATACAACCATGCCGGAACCTTGCCAGTAGTTACATACTGCCACCACCTTGCACGGTCGTTTTCTCTAACATAGAGGATGTCTCCGAAATCATAATTGACTTCATAAGCTCCGACAGGTGCAAGTCCGTACAGGTCAGCGTAAACGTTCAGCGCGTAAATTACTTCGTCCAGACAGGATTCCAGTTTGTCCCTCACGTCTTTGATAAACTGGACTGTCCTCTGCTGTTCTGCTTCTACTCCAGTAGCCGTCTGAATTCCGCTAGATTCGTTAAAAACAAAGTATCCGTTAGAGAACCCAATCTTGTACCCTAACTGGCTTAAAAGAGCATTTATGCCGCTTATACGGGTATCAGTGTTTAGAATCGGGTTGATTTCTTGGTAAAACTCTTTCTCATCCTGTCCGAATACATTTTTCACATAATCCGGCAAGCTCATTTCTTTGCATCTGTGCTCCATGGCCTGCGGTGTCATGGCGGATACTGGTGATCCGCTCGGCATCAGCAGTCGGTCATCTACCAGAGCGGTTCTCTTAGAATCAAGGATTTCTTTTGCATTACGGCTGTATGCAATGTCCAGATCTTTCAACTCTTCAATTGCTTCTGCAAATATCGGTAAGCCAAATGGTGTACTGATATCTACATTGTTCGCCTGTGGAGTCCGCAGAACTCCGTACAGAGGTCCGTCCAGCTTCTCGCCATTTGCTTTGAGAATCGGCGGCGTATCTGCCATGAGGTCAGCCCATTTGGTCTGTTTAAGGTCGATTTTATCGCCGATTGACTGAGGGGATTTCGACACATAAGCTCTGTTAGAAACGTAGTACGGATAGGTTGTCACGCCATCTATTGTAGTCTCGACAAAACGATGATATTCAAGCCGTGTGTAGTATTTCCGTCCAACGGTATAATAGTCCTTGAATATAATCCCCTTTATTTCCTGATTGTCATAATCTACAATCATCACATCTGCCGGAGTGAATACGTCAAGGCTCTCGCCGTTTGGCTTGATAAATACCGTTCCATAAGCACATCCATATTCTACCCAGTGCCGTATCTGGAAATATACCTTGTCAATCTGTTCCTGAAGCCATGTAGCCCTTGCAGAACCGTCTATCTGAACGCCGATCGCCAGTGTTACAAGCCTAGCTGTCTCTGAGCAGACAGATTTCGCAAAATTGATCGTCTTAATATTATTATTATCGTCCAACCATTCCGGCGCGCCTCTATAGATGTTTGCACACCGGTTAATCAGTGATTCCATCTCCGGAAATTCTGCTGCCTGGATGTTAAAATCCTCTTCGGCTTGTTTTTTGAAAATCATGTTAAACCACCTTTTTAGTGTTGTTATAAGTCCCATTTAGTCACCTGTCGCTATCTTTTTTCCACACATCGGACAATAATTAAGGTCAAACGGTCTGGAAGTAATGCTCCCTTTTCGGTCTTTCATGTATATGTACAACATGCAGCCGTATATATATTTGCTCTTCTTGCGTTCTGGATTATCATGACATTCTTTCCAAGAAGCTAATTCATCACAAAATTTACACATTATGCACTGTACCCCCTCCTGTTAAATAACGGCTCATAAGCATACCTAAGTGCCGAGATTGCATGATCGTTTCCATCAGGATAACCACTTATCACATTTCCCTCTTTGTCCCGATCGTACTCATATTCCGTAATTTCCTTGTATGCATTCGGTGTACGCTTCGGATCAATGACTATGGTCTTTGTTTGCAAGAATTTGAAACCATACTCGATACTTCCCGGGCCTTTGATTGCTCCTCTGGCAGGAAGTCCGGCATCCCGGAAGTCGTTCACGGATTTAGGTTCCGCAGAATCACATATCATCGTATAATCATCATAGCCTTTTTTCTTGATCCAGTCAGCGGTCTTGGAGTTGCTCCATTTATTTACATACAATTCGTCGATCAGATATATTTTCTCTCTGGCAGAATCGTAATAGGTTCTGAGATAGCAGAAGGCATCCGGGTACCATCCATAATCTACGCCAGGGAAAATACGGTCCATGTGACTGATCTCTTCGTCTGTAATGTTTCTAATCTCCAGATATTCAAATACGTTTCCACCGTTTCCATTCGCAATTCCCATGTACTCATGCTCATAAGCATTTGGATTGACTTCTTTAAGGTGTTCTGCTTCGTCAATAAATGGCTGCCCTAGCCATCCTTTTGGCACGTCCAAGTAAGTTGATGAATGAACTATTCTGTTTTCTTTTGGTTCGAGAATATACTTATTAGCCCAGTTATTCATCGTTTTTGGTGGATTGAAACTCTTAAATATCCATGCAATGTCACCGCCACGAATCGCAGACTGCTCAATTTTACGAATTTCCTCAGGTCCTGCGAATTGGTCTAACTCTTCGAACCAGAGAATGCCAATATATCCGAACTCAGGGTTGATAGATTTAATCTTTTCGGGGTCATCAGCACCACGGAAGTATATCTTTTGTCCGGTTGATTTCAGCGTAATCTCCATAGGTGATAACTTGGAATCAAATTCTTCTGTAAATTCCTGCTTTCCAATAGCCCATTTGATTTTGTTATACACAGAATCCTTAATAGTATTCCCAACCTTACGGCAAACCACAGCATGGATGTCATGATTGTTCTTCATCAACTCTACTATAGTCATTCCAACAGTGGTTGATTTCGTGGAGCCGCGTCCACCCTTAAACACATACTCCAGATGTTTCTTGTCTCGAATATCTCTAATGGCCCAATGAAAGCAATCAGGAATGTTATACAGATCCATGTGATACTCTTTTGCATTTCTGGCAGCTTCCTCCGCTGCTTTCTTTTCTTCCTGCTCTTGCTTAATTTTTAATGTCTTTTCCAGATCATTCATAGATTTGAGCTGATCGGAGAAATCTGGAGCAAATCCGAATGAATCAGTCAGCTCACCTCTTGCGATCATGGAACGGCGTTGCTGAATTTCTGCCAGAGACATGATATCAGTACCTTTTTGTTTTTCGATGAGAGACTGTTTTGCAGCTATATAGGAAGAAACCTTAAGTTTTTTCAAGTTCTGTTGTCCCATTGAATATGCTGTTTTCTCGCTATACCCAGCTTTTCTTGCGGCATCAGATGCATTTCCGCCATTCTTTATATATTCATCTGCAAACGCTTTCTGTTTAGGCGTTAAGTCCATCTAATCACCTCTGTCTATCCTCATTTTCTGACCGCCTCCCATATCTCTTTTAAGCACATGACTACATCATACTGGGATGCAGTTCGTAATATTTCATAATCACAATCTTTCCATTCTCCTCTTTTTGTAAGATGGAGTGTAGGTGTTGATATAATCGTTACTGTAATCAATCGTTTCTGCTCATAGCTGTAGAATTGTGATGTTCCAATTTTTATAATTAATCCAGTAGATAATATAGCTTTTTGAAGTTTTCTCATAACTGCTTTTAAGTTTGCCACATTATCACCTCACAAAAAACTGCCACATATGGTACATAGCTATAGATATATACTATATTACCATACATGGCAGAAAAATTTGTCCCCACATTTTAATATTAATTGTATTATTATATTTCTCTTAGTTTTCTTAGAGTATCATAAAACATAGCCATTGCCTTGCGCTTGTATGCATAGAAATCGTCTCGCTTTGCCGGTATGTACTTTGTCTTCATGATACGATCATAAGATTTGTTTGTTACAATAGATTCATACACCAGAAGTTCAATTCCAGGAGGGCAAGAGCTTATGCAGCAATGTAAAATATCGTGTCTCTGCTCTGGTGTAGCTTTCTGGCATATATCCTTTAAACGGTTAATGTCTTCCGGGTATACGCCAAAATCAACAAGTGACTTTTGCCTGGTTCGCATATCATCACCGCCTTTTTATTGCTATTTACGCTTGCCACCAAAATGTGCAACCAAGAAAATAGTGCCAAATGATCAGAATATTATTCCAAATGTAAATGCTATTAAACTATCAATCATTCTTCTTCATCTCCTCCAACTTCTTTTTAGCTTCTTCACGAGAAAAATAAACCTTTGCTTCTTGCTTCTTTTCTAAAACTCCGTTAATAATTTGTAAATGAAAGCCTTTTTTATCAATATGAAAAGCATCCACTTTGTGTTCTACGATTCTAAGAGGTTTTCCTACAATATCATACATTGTATCTCCAACCTTACACGGCAGCCTCACAAGCAAGCCCTGTTCTTCTAAGCCTTTGTAAGATTTCAGTTCTTCTAACAGCTCTGCGACATCTTTCAACCAATACAATTCTCCATCTTCGTAGCAAGTCCCATACGTTTTCTGGTGGTATGGGCATCCAACTGCATCCCTTCCACTAATCCAATCTTTTAAGTTCTCGCCAGTTCCACAGACAATGCGTTTATATTTATCGTCTTTCATGTGCTTAAAATTCTCGTGATCCTTATAGCAGTCGCCTTCTGTATCTTGACTGGCAACACATCTAAGTGCTTTTATCATATCGTCAATTGTTAATCTCTCCATCTATTTCACCTCTTATCGCTTGCTTTTTATCGCTCATTTTCATCGCTTGTTTTTGTAATTTCTCTCAAACAGGCATTCCAACCAATCTTGAAAAGTGGCTCGAAATCTCCAAGTTTCCGGTCTTTCTCGTTATCGAATTTCTTTGGCAGTGGTTTCAATGGACACCATTCAGGTCTTGATTTACTTTCAAAGCCGTAGTATTCTTCTGTTAGCAACGTCATGATTTTTCCTAAATGTTCAGCTAATTCACAATTCCCCTTATAGATATAAATATCGTAATATTCAGTTCCAAATGGACAGTTGTAACAGCTTTTTGGTGTATCAATCACTAATACTGATTTACTCATTCCGGCACCTCCATTCCTAAATCAAATAATGTTAATTGTGATTTGAACTCGTTCAACCGTTTTCGAGCTGAATCGTAATAATCTTCATTAATTTCATACCCGACATATTCAAGCCCACATTCTTCATAGGCAATCAATGAACTTCCGCTCCCCACATGGGTATCAAGAATCTTCATTCCTTTCTGCAGATATTTCTGACATATCCAACGATATAAATTTACAGGCTTTTGGGTTGGGTGGATTCGCTTTTCGTTCAGCCTTTTGTTGCCCTGCTGTATTGTTCCTTCAATTATTGATTTTCCTTGAAACATTCCTCTCCACATATAGCGGAAAATGTCAACCCTTCTTGTAAGACTGCAGTAAGCAACTTCTGCGTCTGATTGATCTGAACCATCATTGCATTTATCCCAGATTATCAAGCCACCTGCCATTGGGTAATCAAAGTAATTACATCCCCAGATAATCTGATTCTTTGATACTCTGAATAGCTGTTTAAAATACTCTCGATCTGGCGGTTTATTATCCCAACCATAATTCTTATAGCCGCCATCAGGAACATAAATGGAACTTCCATTTTTCTGCTTTACATATTTACTACGATTCTTACCGCCGTGTTCTTTGATTCCGTATGGTGGGTCTACAACTGCCACATCGAAGTAATTATCTGGAAAGTCCGGGAGAAAATTCATGCAGTCACCGCAAATAAATTCTCTTTGCATCAGTGTTCCTCCTGTAATAATTCTTTATTGTCGAAAATGTTTCCAACTACTTCCATTTCGCACCTGTCGATATAATCTTTGGTCAGTGGCATTGACCAGCAGAAAGGTTCGCATCACAGCCGTAGATATCAATATCTGATTTCTTAATAGTGCTGTACCATAACACTTTTCCAAACAGTTCTCCTGCACTCATATCGCAGTATTTAATCATGCTTCCACACGAGCCATCTATAGCCCAGTATTTACCTGGGCCAGAAAAACAGCTTTTTTCCAGCAATTGACTAAGAAATTTTGTTGTTTCAGATCTTTTCATTCTTCCACATCCTCATAAGTTTCTCTGAATATATCTGGCTTACACGGATAAAATTCACCGTGAACACCACGGATGATATAATCACCAATATTTGCCAGATGTTCACCCTCTAGCGTTTTGATTACTAATCCGCCCGGAACCTTCCGATGGTCAATATAGAAATTCTTACCTTCTGCCGGAATGTACTGGTCCGTACACTGATAGTCCGTCAGAAAATCGAACATTTCTCGATGATTTGTACCAGTCCACTGTACTGCGTCAATTACAACTGGTTTCTTTCTGTACTTCATACAACCACCTCACTATCTTCTGGCTCTTCATTAAGCATTTTATATATACGGCCAGAATGAAATGCCTTTCTTAATTTTTCATAATTAATTCCAGTAAGATCTGAAATTTGAGAAATTGTCATTGTCTTTCCTTTGAATTCTACAATCAAATTATTTCTTTTATTATTTCCTTGTATTTTTGCATTCACCCATCTACAGTTGTCAGGCGAATATCCATTATTATCAATGCGGTCAATCGTTAAATTGTCTTGATACCCATTCTCTGTTGCCCATTTATAAAACATCATAAAATCATGCCATTCTTCACAAACAGAAATCCCACGACCGCCATAATCAATATATTGTGGGTGATCTTTGTGCTCGCATCTGTATTGTATTTTCTCATGGCCATTACCCCCAATCTTGTGATCCGCTGCTATTACCCTTTATTCCATTCCTCATAGCTGTTGTACGTCCATTTACTCCATAAGCTTCATGCAACCCTTTATGATATCCATTCCGATACTCCTTCTGGTTATTATGATATAATTCAATAAAATCATTGATATCATAATTTTCTTTTGGATTAGCTGTTGCGTATTCCTCTGCTTCCTTCCTTGTTCCGTAATTACTCAATTCAGCACAACGGATAAATTCGCTTTTGTCCATGCCCATTTATTTCGCCTCTAATCGTTAATGCGGAATCTTAAATCAAGATTCAGTTCCTCTTTGATTGATCTTCTATAATCCTCCCAGGTTGCCATATCATCCATCAGATAATCAGCTCCCCTGTCCATGCCGTCCATAAACTTCTGGCAGCGTTTCTGTCCAAATCCGAAATCATCATGCAAAACGGCAATTCCAAGGATTGTAAATGTATCAAGTGTCATTTCTTTGATCTTCTGTGCAGCTTTATCCAGGTCCTTACTGGCTAAAGAGGTATGTACTCCGGTAATCCCGCGGAATTTTATTTCCCTCTCCAGCGCTTCTATACCTCCATCTCTAACGATTCTGAGTGCCAGATCAAGACCGTCCTCTCTCCCTCGCTCATACTCCTTCATTTTGTTCATTGGTTTTTCTCCTTGCTCAGATTTTTAGCTTTCTTATGCATCTTGTCCAGATAATCCGCATAGGCTGTAAGCATGTGATCCACAAAGCCGTTTTTATTATATTTGTCTGATACAACGTGTATCTGCTCAACTACCTGCTGCCAGTATTCGTCCTTTTCTTCTATTCCGGCAGTTTGAAGGACCAGTTCCGGAAAGTCGATTTGTAAAAACTTTATAGTGTTCGGTATCTGCTCATGCGTCACTCTCATACTTATACACCTTCTTCTACCTCAAAACTCTGTTCAAGAAGTCGCTCGTTATCTTTGCTAAACGCCTTTATATAGCTCTGTTTTATCGGTCTGATAAAATGTATGCCATTAGCGGATTTCGCCCGAGAAACAGCTACATAGAACTGTCCAGGATCCCAACAACAAGGATCAATATTAATCTTTTCAAATGTCTGTCCCTGTGATTTATGAATACTGATTGCCCAGGCAAGTTTTACCGGGAACTGAGAGAATGATCCAACTTTCTTACGGACAATCTTCTCTTTCACGATCTTCTGACCATCCTTTTCTTGTTCAGATTCCTCAATAACCTGTTTCTCAATGTCTTTACTGTATCTGTACAAGTTAACTGTTTTGCCCTTATCAGTCTTGATAACCAGATAGGATTCTTCAAATTCTCCGTTGTCCACAATTTTCTGAATAATGCCAATCGTTCCATTGACGTAGTTTCCAGACAGATTATTGACTGTAATCATCACTTTTGCACCGATGTTAAGAATTAAGTCCTCTCTGGAAAATGCAATGTTCTTGATATCGGCAGATGTCAGATCTCCGTCAACTGCTGCATGAAACACTTTTTCGGTCTTTTTATCTAACTTGCCAAGGAAAGTATTGTTAATTCTGTCAGCTTCAGCATTTGTTCCGACCATAAACGGTGCTTCTGGTATAACCTTGTCTGATTCGTTATTCTCCAGATATGCAATGGATTTTCTAATATTGTTGCCATATTTAATATCATTCAGCACATACTTAAATCCCTCATCATTCTGCCTGCATACCTCATCAAGTTTGATGTATTCAAACCCCATTTCTTTCCAGTATTCAGACATGAAAGCATATCCGTGTTCGTACTTTCCACCCTTTCCATAATCGGATCCATACATCCGGCAGAGAATTTTACGGTCGTCTGTCGTGATTACTGGCGGAAGCTGATAGAAGTCACCTATCACGATTAACTGAATGTCTTCTTTGTTCTCTCCGATCAGAAGTCTGTCAACTGCTCTCTCTTCATTCTCCGTGATGATTGTCTTCGCAATCATGTTGAACAAGTCGAACCGGCACATGCTGATCTCATCAATAATGAGAACATCTGCTTCTTTCAGAAGTTCAGCTCTGGATTTCACTTTTTTCTTATAGTCCTCAAATTTGATCGAAATATTCAGTGCACGATGCACGGTGGTTGCTCCGTATCCGATATTGTCCGCAGCTATTCCGGTAGTAGCAGATACCAGAACGCTTTTACCAGCTTTTTCCGCCTCATCGATGAACGTTTGGATAACCGTTGTTTTACCTGTTCCTGCATCACCTGTCAGAAAAACGTTACTGCCAGACAGCATCGTGTCTAATGCATATCTCTGCTTTTTATTGAGATCATCTTTTTTCATTTTGTAACCACTCCTTGTAAAAATTATGTCAACTAAATATTTTTGTAATATTCACTTAATTTTGCTATAATAAATATAATTGTATATACTTTTTAATTTTGTAACCAACGTGTAACCGACTTTTTCGACCTATTGGTTACGCCAAAAGTCCTTATTTTATGCGGGTTTCAGAGATATGTAACCGTGTAACCAATGTAACCAAGGTTTTCATATAGGAGAATCACCAGAGTATATGTTTTTTATACACTCTCAAACTTTCTCCTATAGGATATTTTTTTTCGTGTTACAACGGTTACATGGTTACAAATTACGAAAACGGGACATTTGTTTCGACATCAGCTGGCAGAAAACCAGTTTCAATAACCTCATTTTCCTGCTCGTTTTCGAGACTTTTTATATCAACAATCTTTACTGCAATAAGCCTCATTACACTTCCACCGTCTCTTTTTAGTACCGTATCTCTCTTCCCAGTATGTTTAATTAACTCACGGTTGATCGCCCAGGCCGAAAAGGCTTTTCTGGAGAATCCATTGTTCTTCAAAAGATTTTCAAGAGGTTTCGGATAAAAATATACATATACATCTCCATATTCATCTGGCGTTTCCTTGAATCCCCACTGGTCACAGCTAAATTGCGCATCAAAGTGCTGCCCGTACACTGAGAGACTTTCAAGAATGAATTCATAGCATCTCTGACCTTCTGATACATCTTTCTTGCGTGTAGGTATGTCTACAACGTCCTCGACCGTCAGCTCACGTCCATCCTTAAATATGAAATCTGTAGCTAATTTGTCAGCCAGCAGAAGTGTAGATATTGCCATTACCTGCTTTGCTGGAAAGTCATATCCGTCAAAACCTTTCTCAATTTCGGCTTTCATTTCTTTCAGATCATCCGATGTGAACTGTTTGAGATTTCCAACGAACACTCTTCCAGCAAAGCCGTAGTTCTTCACGACAATGCCGTTAATCTCTGCTGGATTCTCGTAAATATCCTCGCAACATTCAATTTCAATAATTCTGTTGATAGCTCCGCCGGAATCTGCAAATTCCGAAATAGGGTTCTCACCGTTGCAAATAGTCACATTACTCCATGTATTTTCCTTAGCTGCTCCGAGGTCCTTATTTGAACGTGCTTTTCCTTTGCCAGAACAGAGATTGTAAATCAATGTTTCGTAGTTATCCCGGATATACTGAGAAGCGTTCTTCGAGTCATCGAGAATCATCGGAAAATTATTAAGCATATCTGCTCTGGTCTCCAATGATGTATCTGTTGATCGAAAGTTTCCAACGTAAGCTCCCGGCGCAGGATTTCCCCAAACAGAAGCAGCTATATTGATTGTTATTGTCTTTCCACCGCCTGTCTGTCCGTAGAAGTCCACGATAAACGGCAGCACATCAAGTGGCTGTATAAGAACACTTGCAAAAGATGCTGCCAGTGCTATTCGTGGTTCTAATCGTCCGCATGACCGTAGCTGCTTAGATAGAGTTACCCATTTGAAGTAATCTCCATTTTCCTGTATGCTTTGGAATAGTGTTTTAAAGCGGTATTCGCCATCAAAAACAATCGAAAGGTCGTAAGGGACAAATACATTGCCATGCCACCCCAACTTGCTTGTAGAGTGCTGTATGTCGATCATATCGGCATTGTACATTTCAACATCCGCCAGATACTTTACGAGAAGCCTTGCATTCTCTGAGTTGACCTGCACCCCGAACCTTGCAAGATTAGTTATTGCCCTGGAAGTCACAATGTCAATTTTTGGAACAGTTATTTCTGTCCAATATCCATCCCTTTTAAAAGCCACCGTGATCTGTTCCTCTCCTGTCTCGATGTTTTTTAGCCGACGTATCGGCATGATCGGGTGGTGACATACAAGTTCTCTTGCCTTAGATGTTTCAGAGGAAAATATTCCGTTCTCTGTAGCTATCCAGCTACCACAAGCCATGTTAGGATATTCCTTATCAACAGAATCAGGATAAAAGTTTGTGATGTTTTCAACTAACTGCATAGAACGATTTGCTTTTTCTTCTTTTTCCTTTTCCTGTTCTGCTTTCTGGAATTCCTTTATGAATTCTTCTGCTATGTGCTTCGCTTTTACACTTTTTGCCCGGTCCATCAGCTTAAACTTGATTTCTGAACGGTCAATTTTACTTTTTACCGAAAAAAGTTCTTCATACAGCTGCTTTTCCATAAAGTCTTGCGCTTGTAAATTTTCAATGTTTTCAAGAATTTTTCTCACCTCCTGACTTAACAGACAGCAATTCATGTCTGCTTTTTTCTTTCTCAAGATTAAACTGGCACATATACCACTCTTCTGAATCAGGAGGGAACGTTTTTAGTGCTGTTTCGTACATAAGTATGTTCTTTTCTACCTGCTCAATCTCGTTAGGATCCTGAACAGGGTTGTGTTTTTTTGATTTAATATCTCGCATTTCATGTCTGATCTGGTTGCGGCTTTTGCCTTTTTTTGATACATAAGTACCGCCCAGCTCAATAAATGCAGTGCTAAAAGGGACGGATTCGTATTGCATTACGAAATCAAACACATCACCGCCGATTCCACAACCGAAACAATAAAAGGAATCATCGTAAATCTTGCATGACGCTGACTTTTCCTTGTGAAAAGGGCAACATATAAATCCTGCTCTGTTCGGTTTTAGTCCATACCTGGAAAGTATCTCCGACATTTTCACCGACTGTTTGATTTCTTCTTTTGTCATGATAGCAGCTCCACGATTCGTCGCCCAGTTTCTTCTTTTGTACAGAATTCAAATCGGACGCCGTATTTATCTCTGATCGTGCAAAGAGATTTATATAGCTGGCAGCCGTCAACAGCCTTGTCAGATATCACAGTCTTTACTCTCTTGCCGTTTACAGTTCTCCAGATAACTTTATGTTTTCGGGGATTCTCCCAAAAATACACATCACCAACAGATTTAATATCTGGACCATGCTCGCATAGGATGATTAACTGTATACCTGCTTCACGCGCTCTAATCAGCTCCGCTTTGAATCTTTCATGCTGCTGGCATACATTTCCGCATAACTCCTGCAAATCCTTTTTGCGGTCAATACAGAGCTTTGCATTGTCCAAAGATTGATAGTCTCCGCAGTATAACTTTGATCGGAAATATTGTACTTCAAGGCTGTCAAACTGATTCTGAATCCGTTCCCATTCGTTTTTATGTTCACGTGTATCACATTGTATGACCAATCAGATCACATCCTTCTTGTATTTGTATTTTCCAAAGAATTCACTATACTGTTTTATAATCTCCCAACGATTTTCGTAACGATTCCACTTACTATTCTCTCCTACTCCTATTTGCGTTTTTCCGATGGTTGAACAGGAAGGAATTATTAATACCTTCCGATATGTTTCATCATCATTCAAACAATATAAAAGGAAGATGTCGCAAGTCGGATTTTTCTTTTCGAGGTTGAATGTAAATGCCTTTGAATTACAATTGTTTGTAAATTCCTTAGATACTTTTACGTCTATTTTTACACTGTTATCAGTAAGCAAATCATAAGGATGCCTTGAGCTTGTTTGAACACTATTCAATCCGACATTCTCGTAAATATCTGAAATTGCTTTTATTTCATATTTGTTTCCAAAAGTTGTATCAGAATATTTAAGAGGCAGTCCAAGTTTTTCAGCCCAATATACAGTCCCTTTATGCTTTGCAATCTTGCAAGCAAGGCTTTTGTTTCCAAAAACTTCTATCATTTCGGAATGAGTTGGAAAATGATCTAAATTCAATTTCTCAACAACTATCATGATATTTTCTTTGATAAGATCGTCGTTCCATGGTATTCCATGTGTATATCCCATTAACTCACCTCTATATTAATTGAACGGAAGGACATCATCTGCTACGCTATCTGGAATATTCATAAAGTCAGTACCTGCCGGATTCGCTCCCATGATAGCTTCTTCCTTCAGATGATCGTCATAGGCTTTTGTGGTGCGCTCTTCTGGGATGTCCGCATCCTTAATTCCTTCAATACTGCGGAACCATGCTAACTTGTGACGTTTTACCTCTTTGTTTTCGTACCAGTCTTTCTCCAGACGGAAGATGCCGCCGATCAGCTTACCTTTGAACTGCTGCCCGAAGTTATCGCCCCACTTAACAGCAAATCCCGGATTTGACTTTTCTACGCATGTAATGAATGTTTTGAGATTACGAACACCATAATCTACACTCTCATCAATAACCATATAGTTAGTACCGGCATTTGGATATTTCTTGTCTGGACGGATATCATTCTCGAACTGTTTCATAAAATATCCAGCCTGTTCGTCACCGTCGGCAAAATCAAACAGAATAACGAGCATATCAAGTCCACCCTGGGATTTTTTCTCTGATACCTGCTTAATTACCATCTTGTGACCACCAAGTTTAATTTTTTCATAATCGCCAGCGGCACTTGTTGAATCATAATTTTGAGGTTTGTTCATTTTATTTACTCCTTATATTTGAATACATATTTTCTTGGTTTCTTTGTTTTGCCATTTAATATAAGCTTTATGGTGCTTTTTGCTATATTAGTGTTTTTTGCGGCTTGTATGATATTTTTGTGAAGTGCAATGAAATTTCCATCTAAATCATATTGAATAACAGGTTTTTCATATCCATTACGACATGACTTTCCCATATTATTTTTTGATATTCTTTCTTTTACTGTTCCATAGTTCATGTTGTATTTATGAGAACACCATTCGAGATTATCAACGCAATTATTACTCGGATTTTCGTCTTTATGATTAACTTCTGGAAGATTCTGCGGATTTGGTAAGAAAGCTGTTGCAACAAGTCTATGTATTTTAAAATGTTTTCTTTTCCCATTACATAAAACTTTTACACTTTCATAACCTAATGAGTTAAATTCTGTATACATAATATTTCCTCTGTATTTAACTCTCCCAAGATTGCTTACTTCATGATTTTTATCAATACATGGTTTCCAGATTTCTTCTATGATTCTTCTTCCTTTCCTAATTCATAATAATCTCTGATGGCTGTATCTACTGCTTTCAAGTCGTTCGGAATTTTCAAATCAAACATTCCTTCCGGACTTTTTGCTGTAGTATATCCATCTGACTGCGTGATAAAATAATGTTCCTGACCCTCTACAGAAGTGAGAAGCACAATATCGAAACAGCCCTCTACTGTAAGATTCTGGTCAAGCATTTTGCCGACTGTTTTAGCCTTAATTTTTCCAGTATTGCTATCCATCTCTGTATGATGCAAAAAGTACACAATCACATCGTCTGGAAGCTTAATATTGATAAAATGAATAAGATTTCGAAAATTTAAAGCCATATCGGTAAATTTTCCATAACCCGTATCTTTCGCCCTGTCAAACATTTCATTCACAAGAAGATACTGGCTATCATCAATTACATATTTTTTCAATTGAGGGTTGCTTAATACCCTTGTTATCTGCTGATAAGTTGCATTTTTGGCGATTTTAAACGCCTTTTTGAACGGAAGTCGGTTCTTTTCTACTGAAAAAATACCAACTTCTTCTGTGTCAAAATTTTTAATGGAATAAGTTTTTCCACTTCCTGTTTCGCCCAAAATAAGAACCGGAAACCCCATGTTATAACACCTCCTCAAATCTCCACGAATATCCTCCGGCAGTTTCTCTTTTACCATTGCAACACTCGGAGATATTACCTATTGAAATTCCACATTTTCTTCCGATTTCAGAAAGACTATTCCAGATTTTGATAACAACACCATCCTTAATCTGCTCCACTTTCTTGTGCTTTTTCGAAGCAGCTTTGTAAGCTCTATTGGAATAATTATTGTTATACTTTCTGTCACACCATTCCAAATTTGTGTAATCAAAATTTGATGGATCAGTATCTTTATGATTAACTTCTGGAAGATTCTTCGGATTCGGCAAGAAAGCCATTGCCACAACTCTATGAACACTCATATTGTATTGCTTACCGTTCTTCCCCATTGTGACAAATGGATAACCGTTTCCTCTATCACAAGGCTTTAAAACTCTTCCCTTCACCAGTCTTTTTCCTGTATTGCATTTTACATAGTGATCTGTGCTTCTTATTTCACCATGACAATTTACAATGTAAAGTCCCTCAAACCCGACTACATCTTTCCACAATACTGGTGTTGCCATTGCTATTCCTCCTTGTCATAAACTACATGCTTGCTGCCCTCAACGATCAGCAAGCTTGCAATATTTTTCATTGATATGGTTGATTCGTTATAAATCTCAACCAGTGCGTTGTATGCGTCTGGTGATACTTTCACGACCGGGCTATCCTTATCGGTTGCCGGCTGCTTCTTCCTTGCCGGAATACGGATTTCAAATTCACTCACTAATACTTTCCTCCTTATATGATTTTTGAGCCGTTAAAAGCCCATTTAAGGCTTGTACGTAGCTTGCCAATGTTCTTGCCTTGTATGATTCTTCTATCGGATTATCCGGCACAATAGCAAGCTGGGTGTCGATTAATCTAACAATCTCATTAATGCGCTCTTCCATGTTTACACCGCCTTAAAAAAGCAATACACATTGTCAGAACCATCCCCTCTCACCGGATTTTTTTTGCCATTCGAAAATACTCCGCCGGCACAGTGATACTCGAGGTGATTCAGATACATGTCCGGATTTTCCCAATCAAGAATGTACTCTTTCCGTCTGTTCAGCTCCGTCAGAAGCTCGTTCGCCGTTGTTATCAGTTCCATTGTCGGCAGGAGCTTCAACTCCATCTGATTCAACATTTAGCGGACACCTCCCATCTATTAAGAGTCTAAGAAGATGTGCTTTTGCAAGTTTGCACTGCTCAGCTGATTCCTTCTTAAGCAGTTTACTATCAAAGTAGATTGTGTAATTTCCATCCTTTTTCCTGTTCAGATCCCACTTTGAATTCATAATGTCGATATCGCAAAGATGCACGTGCGAAGTGATGTAAAACGAAACAAAATAATCTGTTTCGTTTGAAACTCTCCATGCTAATTCAAAAAGCTCTTTGATTTCTTTTTCAAACATTTTCGTTCTCCTTTCTTAAAGCAGTGCTAAATACGTAAACAGCGCAAATACAATGCCTGCCAGAACTTGCTGCAAGTTCTTCTCCCACATCCACACCGGAAGAAAAGTAAGCAGAATCCCAATAATCGCACTGACTACGATATCCTTTCTATTTTGTCTAGGTGATTTCATTCTTTTCCCTCCAAAAGGAAAAAAGATTACAGACTGTAAGCAATATACCAGAAGATATTAGTAATGATTAACAGCGCGGCAGTCAAAAGCCATGCACTGAACCACTTCTTAGTCTCTCTTTTTGCTTTTTTCACGATTTCGGTAGCTAGCATTGTTTCCAAATCGTTCCATGTAATCTTTTCATTGTTTGTTTCATTTTTTTTATTTTCCATGTTATTTTCCTCTCGCTTAATATTGACTTTTTAGCGGATAGAGGATTATAATTTACCTGTATCCACTAAGGTTGGTTTAGTGGCTTACTGCTCCGGGGTGGAGGTGTCGACTCCCTCCGGGGCGCTTATGCCAAATTTGCTTCTTTTCTTCTGTAGTAGTCCAAGATAATTCTTGAACATTCATCGACAATCCTTTGATTGTCTTCCGGTGTATTATCCTTGCAGTAATCATCATGTATTCTAATTATCCCGCCAGATTCATTCTTAATTGTTTTAATTACTGCCATAAGAATCTCTCCTTTCTACGATAGATTATGATGCTTCTTCTATTTTGCTTCTTCTGCAAAATGTTTCTCCATGAGATCGGCAATCATCAAGTATTCTTCGGCGATTTTGCCTTTTCTGGTATTTTTCACCTGTTCGCGGAACTCTGGAATTGTTCCATAGAAGCAGCCGCAAGACACTTTAACTTGTTTGTCCTTACATCTGAAGAATGTAGTTGTGCGGAATTGAGTACCGAATCCATGAATAGTTGCGTAATCTGCATTGCCGGACACCCTTGCATTG